TTGGAGCTTTGGGTACAGGGGGAAGGGGATTACACCCCTTAAGGAGGTGACTTAGTTCTCTCCATCAATGGAGAATGTCACCCAGGAGACGACCTTCCAATCGTCTCCGAAACCGGGCCTTTCGGACCGGCAGTATGGATTGTAATCCCACCGTGGGGTTACTTCCTTACTTAAATAGGCACGTCTCCGATTACTTCGAAGAGAGACAGAGCCTCCCGAAATGCTACCCTGTAGTGCTGTAAGTAGAAGACCAGCTGGGTTATAAAAGAAACCTGGCAGTCGACTACACCTCAACTTCGAGAAAGCTGGCAAGGGCGTGTAATCGCCATCCCAGAATTCACTAGGTTGAGAGCCATCGTCAAACGGAATCCTAACTTTGAAGTCTCTAAGTTTTCTAGCTCGGTACCTTACGGCACCGTTTCTATTAAAACAGAGGAACTTCTGGTCAAGAAGCCCGAAAGGGACCTTGATGCCGGCGTCATCAGACTCATCAGGCGGTATCGGCAAAAACCGACAACGACTGGTGAGATACCTGACGACATTAGGCAACAGGATACCATTCCGGGCGCTCCATCTGACGAGCCGGTTAACAGCAGAGTAGTAGTCGCTAGCGTCGCGAAGGGTCTTTATATAGACTCCTCTGACGTTGTGGCCTCTGAAAAAATCAGAACCACACGACTCGCGAAAAAGTCCAGTGTTAAAGGACTTGTCTTTGTTAACTGTGAATCCACAGAGCGATAGCATTTCCGTAACGAGGTCATAAGCCTCAGAACGGACGATGATATCATCTCCGAAGACGGCGTAATTGCCGACACAGGAACCTCTAGGGTTCTCGATTTTAATACCGAGAGCCCTATAGGCACCAAAGACTAAGCTAGAGAAAAAGATCGTCTGCAAGGGGAATGTAAATGCGTTTCCCATAGACGATACCATATGTAAATCAATCATCTCGCCACCTGGAAGGGTGGTTTTCGCGCAACGTGTCAATTCAAGCCAAGAAACAAATTGGCGAGGAAAGAACAGTTGTACGAGAGATGAAGACATCGAATCGCTTGCTGATGACAGGTCAATAGTACCATACCTGCCGGCAATCGATCCGATCCGAGCTAGCTCAACGTTCTTTCCAGGCTGCGTACTCAGGTCGATTCCTGTGACCCGACGTAGCTGTCTAGTTAGTACGTCTGCTATCCCCTTCTGAAAAAGCATATTCAGAACGGGCTCGGTACATATGGTCCTGCTTATTTCGCTTGTTTTCGGTACGAACGAAAGACGGGACCCTTGTACAATCTCATTTTGAGAGTATTTTGCGCGATAGACTTCAACGTCGCGCCAAGCACCCATCGAAGAGATTGCATGCTTATAGTAAATAAGCAACTCCGGTCTCGTATGAGCCATAGAGCTCGTTGCCACCTTACTGTAAAAGTCGGGTGACTTCGAACCTATGTTAGAACCATTGCCGAGTCCGAATCCCTCTGCGATAGATTGCAGAGAAAGACAAGACGCGTCATAGGTGCCCATACGGACGTGGCATACACGATATAGGAAGGCTTGCGCCTCACCTATAGCGGTACGCATCACGTCATTGCAGCCATCCAGAGAAAACGAGTACTTTCGACATTCCTCATTCACTTTAAGAAAGAGGGATAGGGCAGCGGCATCAGCAACAGAATTTGTCTCATCATTATGAAACTTTTTGATGAGGCTCTTTCTGAGCTGATGTGCCGCCCAGTCGGCTGGCTCGTCAGTTTCAGGTGTTAATTCACCACTCCGGCCATCTGCAAGAAGATCGGTGACAAGAAGTGCATGAAGGTCACTAGCAGAACTATGCATAGCAAGGCCTTTAGCGTGAGCGTATACATCTCGACGGCCCAGCCCCTCTCACGAGGAACTAGTACGTCGGGCACCTCTGCTTTCAACGAGGTACCCTTAGGACCCGACTGTTTGATAAGCCGGGCTCGAAAGGCATTCATTACAGAATGCCACTCACAGCCGTGTCGCCGATGCCAGCAGACTGCTGGCTAAGCGCCCCGATGTGAGCCGAGAGCATTGCCCGCAGATTTGCCGGGTCAACCGTATCGCTACCAGCAGGGATCTCGATCGTTGTCGAGACCATTGCGATGGCGAACGGCTGTCCAGCAAGAGGCGTAACGCCTTTGCGGGTAAGCACCTTGTAGATGTTACGCGGCACGTCCTTCACCAAACCAGTTACCGGGTTCGGTTTACCAAGGCTTTTGAAAACCTTGGGCCGAACAGCAGTAACGGTGAAGGGGCTTGCAACGCTGTGCAGGGTGACCCCCGTTTGAGTTCCACCGAGTGCCGTCACGGCGTTCTGCTTCCCGTTATTATCGGGGGCAGTATCAGCAGTGAGGGTATACGTCGGCGTAGTCAAACCCGTCTGCGCGGTTCCCGTAATCGGGGACGTAACAGTGATGGTCATTTCAACTCCAAAGTGACACGTAAATATCCGGCGGCAACCGTTAGGTTACGACCGAATAGTTCTACGTGATTGTTGGGGATGTACGGCGTTTGCCTGAGCGAACAGCGCGGCCATATTACAAAATTGGCCGACAGTTCCAGGTAACTCGAGCTTAAGGCTTGGAAGCCCTCCACTCCAGATACCACGGCTTACCTTCCGTACAGTATACTCAGCGTGACCGGCGTAGCCTGATGAAGAGATGTAGCCTGCGGTATTAGCTGCCATCCGAGGGTGATCCGGTATCATAATGACACGACGTTTTGCGTCGGCCACTTGTGAAACCGAATTCCAACGAAGGCTGCTAGTATTCGTGACTGCATTCTCCAAAATATCACCAATATTGGTGAAATAGTCTACGAGGAAGCTCCAGGGAAGTAACTCCCATGCTGTGGGAACAAACTCCTCTATTCGAAAACCGAATAGCTCGGATTGTTGCCACAGATTCGCTTTGGTCTGGGAAAGAACAGCACCTCTGAACTTGCAAAGATAAGCTGACTCCAAAGTGACGAGTTTTGTCCACTTTGTTTGCAGCCAACCTTCCAAGACAGGAGTTGCGGGTGAAAGCTCTGCAAAATGATTCCCAAAGCCACTACAGGCAATTACTCTCGTCTCGTTGCATCGACGAGCGTAAGCCTGATAGGCAGAGTGGATATCATTCATAAGAGGCCGCCACCCGAAGCTGTGTTCCAGCCACATCCCGGCAAGACCCTTCTGCCAGTTCTTAGGACGTTGCTTCTTCCGCTTTATAAGGCGGCTGAGCCAGTCCTTCGCACTGTCACGAAGAGCCTCACCGGGATGCCTAAGCATATGTAGCGACTCACGAAGCTCGCCGAGAAACGTAGGTGCTGAAAACTCCACCTGCGCCGATCGAACGGACTTCAAGAATTGCTGTAATGCCCGGTCGTACGCAACCTGGGAATAGCTCGCAAGAGCTGAAGGAGCCACAATAACATATGCGGGATAGTTTCCGCTTAACG